ATATTTGTTCATAAAGGAAACGGAACTAATGTAACATCATCTCACTTTGTATTAGGACCAGAGACATACGATAATTTAGGAAACGAAATATATCTTACAAATAATAGATTACCAAAGGGCACGGGTAAAGAACATTTAGTTGACTCAATCATTTCTGATGATGGTACAACTGTAAACATAAGTGGAGCATTAACGGTGACTGGTAATATTACAGGTCCAATTAGAGCAACTAATGGTGTAGTTTCGGGTTCATCTCAAATAACTTATAGTGGTTTAACTGGAATACCTGCAGGAATCGTTAGTGGTTCATCCCAGATAGTAGGGTCTTCAATCACCACAAACACTATTACAATCGGTTCAACCGCAATTACATTAGGTGGAACGGCAACAACGATAGCAGGCTTAACTTCCGTATCTTCAACTGGATTTACGGGAGCATTGACAGGTAATGCATCGACCGCAACTACTCTACAAACTGCGAGGACAATCAACGGAACTTCATTTAATGGCTCTGCTGATATTACCATTCCAAATTTAGTAAGCGGCTCATCGCAAGTAAACGCAGATACAATTACAAATTTTGATGTAAATGTGCTTGCTTACAACAACTCATTAGGGGTAGTAAGTGGTTCGAGAACGGTAACAATCGGCTCAACCGCAATTACATTAGGTGGAACGGCAACAACGATAGCAGGTTTAACTTCGGTAACATCAACAGGATTTACGGGAGCATTGACAGGCAACGCATCAACTGCTACTACTTTGCAAACTGCGAGAACAATTAATGGAACTTCATTTAATGGCTCTACTGATATTACCATTCCAAATTTAGTAAGTGGCTCATCGCAAATTTTCGCAGGTTCTACTACAAACTTTACAACCGATGTAAAAACTCAATTAAATAGCAATACAGTAGTATCAGGTTCAGGACAAATTAATGTAGCATCTACAACGGGTGATATTGCATTAGGAACCAGAACATCTGGCAACTATGTTGCAACTATAACCGCAGGTACTGGTTTATCATCAACAGGCGCAGCGACAGGTGAAGGTATTGGGCATACACTTTCAATAGCAGCAGGTGGAGTAACTAACGCAATGTTAGCAGGTTCAATTGCAAATGATAAATTAACGAATTCATCAATTACTATCGCTGGGACATCTACATCATTAGGCGGAACAATATCAGCGGCAACAATTGGTAACGCAATTGGAGCATTTAGTGGTTCATCGCAAGTAAACGCAGATACAATTACAAATTTTGACCCAAATGTACTCGCTTACAACAACTCATTGGCAGTAGTTTCGGGTTCAAAAGTGGTAACGATTGGTTCAACCGCAATTACATTAGGTGGAACGGCAACAACAATAGCAGGCTTAATTTCGGTAAGTTCAACTGGATTTTCGGGCTCAATAGCATCGACAAATGGAGTTATTAGTGGTTCATCGCAAGTAAACGCAGATACAATTACAAATTTTGACCCAAATGTACTCGCTTACAACAACTCATTGGCAGTAGTTTCGGGTTCAAAAACAATTAGTGGCATTACATTGGGTTCTAACTTAGCAACTTTGACAATTGGTACCGGATTAAGTGGAACATCTTATAATGGTTCGACTGGCGTAACAATTGCAAATACCGGTGTAACCTCAAACGTTGCGGGAACCGGAATTGGTGTAAGTGGAGCAACCGGCGCAGTAACAATCACAAATACGGGTGTAACTTCAATCGTAGCAGGAAGCGCTATCAATATAAGTGGAGCAACAGGAGCAGTTACTATTACCCACGCCGATACATCTACCGCAGCTAATTTAAGCGCCACAAGTAGAACTTATGTATCTGCGTTAACGTTTGATACATATGGACACGTTACTGCTTATAGTACTGCAACTGAAACTGTAACTGATACAAACACCGTAACAACTAACATAGCAGGTACTGGTATATCGGTATCATCAGGTACAGGAAACTCTACAATCACAAATACGGGTGTAACTTCTGCATTAGCAGGAACAGGCGTTAGCGTAAGTGGAGCAACAGGCGCAGTAACAATATCAATCGGACAATCGGTAGCAACTTCTGCTAACGTTCAGTTTACAACTGTAAACGCTGGAAACTTTAGAGATGGGACTGGCACAACCAACGTAAACTTAGGTAGTGGTGGTTCGGAAGGTAGAGGCTTGGTAGCTGGATATAGCGGAGCTCAATATGGTGGTATTGGATATAACGTAAGACATACTGGTACAAATGATTCATTTATAGCACCTGGTACAGATACTGCCACTTATTTAGTGTTTAATGCCGGATATACATTTAGATACGCAGGTACAGGCTCGGCAGGTAGAACTCTTTCTTGGACTCAAATTGGTAGATTAGATGCTAGTGGTAACTTTACTATTCCTGGCAATTTAACTGCTGGACAAGTTGATACTGGACAAGGTGCAACCGAAGTTCATTTAATGAATCAAAATGTTCGAACAACTGATGCTGTAACTTTTGCTACGGTTGATACTGGACAGGGTGCAAACGAATTGTACGCAATGAATCAAAATGTTCGTACAACCGATTCACCTACTTTCAACGTATTAACGGTAGGTACGATTAATAGTGGTCAAGGTGCAACCGAAGTTCATTTAATGAATCAAAATATTCGAACAACTGATTCGGTAACATTCGCGGGTATCACCGAAACATCTGCATTAAAATATAAAGAAAATATATTTAGTATAGAAGATACGCTAGATACGGTTTTAAAATTAAGACCTGTTAAATATAATATTAAAGGTGAAGAAAAAGTTGAAATTGGATTAATTGCCGAAGAAGTACATGAATTAATACCTGAATTAATAAAATACAATTCAGAAAATGAAATCGATTCAATATCTTATACGAGGTTAGCGGCAGTATTAATTGGAGCAATTAAAGAACAACAAATACAGATAAATAAATTGAAAGAACAAATAGAAATAAATAAAAAATAATGGTAGCAAATGGATTATCACTAAATTCAGGAACAAATTTTATTGTCCCAACATCGGCAGCAGGAACGCCAGTTAATGGTACTATACGATTAAATGGCAATAGTTTACAAATATTTTATAATACAGTTTGGATAAATTTATGTTAATATGGCAATAGTAAATGGATTAAGTTTAAATAGTAATACAAATTTAGTAATACCTGAACATGGTGCATCAGGCGTTAGCGGTTCACTCCGTATAAATTCAACAACTAAAGCATTGGAAATTTTTAGTGGGGGAAATTTTATACCAATAAAATTCCTATCAGGTAGTGCAACAGGTGGTACACTAACTACCAGTGGTTCATACTCAATAAGAACCTTCACATCGTCTAGTACATTAACGGTATCAGGTGGTGGGATATACGCAGACATCCTATGTGTAGGAGGTGGTGGAGGTGGCGGAGGTGCTGGTTCTAATTCAGGTGAAAGACCTGGTGGCGGCGGTGGCGGTGGCGGTGTTTCTGTTGCTAATCAAGTATATTTAGTGTCGGGTAGTTACGATGTGACTGTTGGCGCTGGCGGTGGTGGTGGGAATGGTAATAATGCGACTGGCACAAGCGGTGGTATTAGTTTTTTTAAAATAGGAACTCGCCATATCGTAACTGCATTAGGCGGTGGAGGTGGATTGGGCGGTTTTCCAGAAGGTTATGATAAGATATTAGTAGGTTCAGGAGGAGGTGGTGGAGGAATCCATCAAACACCTATAAACATACTAGTTACTCAAGGATTCGGAGGAGGACTTACAAACGGATGGTTTCCATCGGCAGGTGGCGGTGGTGCAGGTGGCACGGGTGGTTCAGTAACTAGTAATACAGTGGCAGGTAATGGTGGTAGCGGTACATCTGTATTTGGTACAAATTATGCTGGAGGTGGCGGAGGCTCGGTATATTTTGAATTTGGAGGAACAAACGGCACTGGCGGTAGTGGGGGCGGTGGTGCAGGTGGCGGGGGAAGTGGCTCTGCAAATACAGGTGGTGGTGGAGGTGGCCCATCTGCATTTGGTCAAGGAGGAAATGGTGGTTCAGGAGTAGTTGTTGTTAGATTTTTAACATGATTTCTAAGAAATCGCCCCATATATTAGCTTAGCACATCATAGCTAATAATACAAAATTAAAATATCAATATTTATAATTACGTCTAATCTGAAAAACATACAAAATAGATATAATAAATTGTTGTTTTGAAATAAAATATTATATTTATAGAAAGATAATAAAAATTTAAATTAATATATAAAATGGCAGAAAAAATAGTATCACCTGGCGTATTTACAAAAGAAAATGACCTTTCATTTTTACAACAAGGTGTAGCAGAAATAGGCGCAGCATTCATTGGTCCTTTTAAAGAAGGTCCTTTAGTCCCAACCATCGTTAATAGTCAAACGGAGTTTGAAACAATGTTCGGCACAGTAGATGATACATACTACACACCGTTGGCAGTTCAATCGTATTTAAGAGAAGCAGGAAGTGCGACAATTTGTAGAGTAGCTGGTGTAGGCGGATATGTAGCAGGGCAACCCCTATTATTAGTAGCAACATCGGGTTCAGTATCATCTTCGGTTGGATTTATATTTCCAACAGGTTCATCTGCAACGGGATTAAGTGGCTCATCTATAATAGAAAGTATTGTAAGTAAGAGTATATCTTTAAATCCAGAAGATGTAAACGATGTTGAATCTACATTTGGAACAAATCCATTAGGGTCAAAAGCAGGATATGTATATGGATTCTTTAAGAACACCAATATTGGATTTGGAGCAAGCACTACTCAAAGTGTATTTGCATTAGGAACTCAGAATTTCGGATTTGATGCACAAGCCGCATTAACTCCAATGATTCAATCTCAAACAATTAGTGGCGAGAGATTTAATCTTTTCCAATTTGAAACATTTGGTGCAGGAAATTTGGCAAATACAAAAATCAAAGTTGGTATTACAAATATCAAATCGGCTGGTTCAGTAAATGGAACAGATTATGGAACATTTACCGTAGTTGTGAGAAATTATACTGATACAAATAAAAGAAAATCAGTATTAGAAACTTGGTCAAACCTAAATTTAGACCCTAATTCACCAAACTACATTGCAAGAGTAATTGGTGATAGAAAGTTGACAATCGATGCGAGTGGTAAAATTACAGAAGAGGGGTCTTGGGTAAATAACTCAAAATATATTAGAATTCAAAACTTAAATGAAGTAGCACCGGTTCAAGCAGTTCCATTTGGACATGCAGCATACCAACTACCTATAAATGGAGGAGCATATGCAAACTTAATCCCAGCAGTATCATTTGTAACCGCATCAGCTACGCAGTATGGCGGTATTGATTTGGATTTCAATACGGATAATTCAATCTATATGAAGCCAATTCCGCAAAGTGCTGGAAACGGGGCTAACGTAGTATTTGGATTAGATTCAGCAAATGGTGGAAGTTTAACAGTAGGTTCAACTTCGGCACAATTCGTTGTAGGTTTCCAAGAAGGATTTGATGGAATGGCACCTACTACACCAATTTATACAGGCGCAGTTATTGAAACTGGAAATTCACAAGGATTTGACTTGACAAATTCAACTTCAAGTGGCTCGGTATCATATATGAAAGCAATTAGCGCTTTATCAAATACGGATGAGTGGGATATTAATATGGTAGTAGCACCTGGAGTTATTCAAAAATTACATTCTTACATTTCGACCGCATTAATAGATTTAGTAGAACAAAGAAGCGATGCATTTTTATTGTTAGATAGTATAGCAGCTGGAGATTCAGTGGCACAAGCGGTAGCACAGGCGGGTAACATTGATAGTAATTATGCGGCATCATATTATCCTTGGATTAAAACAATAGATATAAATACAAATAAACTAATCACAGTTCCACCATCGGTATTATTGCCAGGAGTATTTGCAGCAAATGATAGAGTATCAGCGGAATGGTTCGCACCAGCCGGTTTGAATAGAGGTGGTTTGACTGGAGCAGTTAGTGTATTGAATAGATTAACGCAATCTGAAAAAGATACACTATATGAAGGAAAGGTAAATCCAATCGTTCAATTTCCAGGACAAGGTATTGTAGTATTCGGACAAAAGACATTACAAGATAAACCATCTGCATTGGATAGAATTAATGTAAGAAGATTACTATTAACTGTTAGAAAGTATATTGCATCAACTTCGAGATATTTAGTATTTGAACAAAATACTTCAACAACTAGAAATGGATTCTTAAATATTGTAAATCCTTATTTAGAATCAATCCAACAAAGACAAGGGCTTTACGCGTTTAGAGTAGTAATGGATGAAAATAATAATACACCCGATGTAATTGATAGAAATATAATGCAAGGAGCTATATATTTACAACCGACAAAAACCGCTGAATTCATTAAGATTGATTTCAATATTTTACCAACAGGAGCGGCTTTTAACGGATAATTTAAAAAAAAGATATTTATATATAAAAAACAATTAAAAGAGAAATACGATGCCAGAAATATTAGAATTCAATAAAATATTCTATACCAACTTTGAACCAAAGTTAAGTAATAGATTCATAATGGAAATCAATGGAATAGAAGCTTATATGGTTAAAACTGCAAATAGACCAACGTTTACATCGGAGGTAGTTGAATTAGACCATATTAATGTAAAACGAAAAATTAAAGGTAAATCTACTTGGGATGATATTAACATCACTCTATATGACCCAATTGTTCCATCTGGAGCACAGCAAGTTATGGAATGGATTCGCCAATCGCACGAATCATTGACAGGTAGAGATGGATATGCAGCGTTTTATAAAAAACCTGTAACATTCTATCTATTGGGACCGGTTGGCGATAAAATCGAACAATGGACTTTGAGAGGTGCGTTCATCTCACAAGCAAATTTTGGAGATATGGATTGGTCTTCAAATGACCCAGTATCGATAGAGTTAACTTTAAGCTATGATGATGCTATTTTAGAATATTAATCTTAACATATAATTAAACAAATTTGAAAAGTTAATTAATAAATTCTGAAAAATTAAACAATTTAAAAAACCTCTTTATATATAACGAGGTTTTTTTATTTATAGTTTTTTAAAAAATGAATATATATATATTAAATATTAAGTTATACATATGGAACAAACAAACGCAGAACCGCAAGTTACAAGAGGAATGGGAACATATCCAAGTCACGAAACAAGAAATTATCCATTTCCAACGGAAATTATTAGTTTACCATCAAAGGGATTATGTTATCCAGAAACATCTCCACTATCCAAAGGTGAAATTACAATTAAATTGATGACTGCAAAAGAAGAGGATATTCTTACTTCTACTAATTTAATTAAAAAAGGAATACATTTGGATAAATTATTAGAATCGGTGGTAGTTGAATCCGGCGTTAATATCAATGATTTATTAATTGGTGATAAAAACGCAATATTAGTAGCATCGAGAGTATTGGCATTTGGGGCAGATTACAACGTAATGGTAAAAGACCCTGATTCCGGTGAACCAACTAATACCATCGTAGATTTATCTAAAATACAAATCAAAGAAGTAGATGAATCAATTCTAAATAGACAAAATGAATACGCATTTACATTACCCATTTCCAAATCTAAAATAAAATTCAAATTACTTACACATGGCGATGAAATTGCGATTAACAAAGATATCGAAGCATCGGAAAAAACATTAAAACAAGGTAATGAGATTACGGCAAGATATAGGCGAGTTATTATTGAAATAGATGGTATTAGGGATATCGGAACTATTAGTAATTTTGTAACAAACAGATTATTAGCAGGTGATTCTAAGTCATTAAGAAAGTATATGGTATCTATAACTCCTGATTTAGATTTAACATTTGAATATGAATCCCCATTAACCGGTGAGAAGGAGGCTCTTCGTATTCCCTTTGGGATTGACTTTTTTTACCCTACCGACTAATTACGCAGTAACATTACATCAACAAATATTTCAAATGATTTATTTTTCAAATGGAGGATTTAATTGGAGCGATTTATATTATATGCCGGTTAAACTTAGAGAGTTTTATTGGAGAGAGTTATTGAAAACGAAAACCGAAGAAAACGAAACTATTGAAAAATCCAAATCAAACGCAAATAACTCTTCTAAAATTAGAAAAAGGTGATATTTATAATTATTACAATATAAAATTATGTCTAAAAAAATGATAGTAGAGGTAAGTTTTCTTTCTAAATTATTTGGAGCGTTTTTTAAGGCTAAAACGGCTGGTAAAAGTGATGAGTTTAAAGATACATTACGGAGTAAAAATCCTGAATTAGGACGAGTGTGGGATAAATGGGATTCCGATATGGAAAAGGCTTTACTTGCTACAAAACGGGCATTACACAATCACAAACTAGATACGAAGGAAATTGATGATTTATTAGCAAAATACTATCAATAACGTATAACATATTATGGCATCTTCTACACCGGCTCCTATATCCAATACATCTTCGCAAATAAATATCGACTTAACCGATTTTGATGCCTACGAGCGCTCAATTGCAAGTGTCACCAATAATTTTGCATCTCAAGACAAATTTTTAGAAGAAATTACACGAAAGATGGAAGTAACCAAAGGATTGGTTTCATCGATTAGTGGGATACTTCAAACCAATAATGATTTATCTGAGGCTCAGAAGGATACAATTACCGATTCTGTAAGGCAGTATAAACAACACCAAATATCAATTGCTAAAGCCAGAATTGAGCAAAAAAAAGGCAATATGACTCAATCCGAATATAATAGATTAGTTATACGAGGACAGGAGGCATATGCGGATTTAGTCAAATCAATTTCAGCATCCGGCCAATCGGCGCAAGATATCATTCCCATATTAGAACATATGGGGGATGAGATGAAATCTTTTAATGAAGCTGCTAAACAAAGCGAGAAAGTATTGAGTGCTATGAATACCACATTAGACCATATCGGCAGTTCGGGAGTAGCAGGAATGAGTGAATTGACTACCGTCATTAAATCAGCTGCGGAAGGTGGTAAAGGATTAGGGTTAGCCATATTTACATTAGGAGCTGCGTTGGGAGCACTTGCATATAATTATGGATTGGTCGGTAATAAAGTAGAAAAAGCGGCAGAACTTGCAATACCAATAATTGAAGCGTCGGGTGCAATTGATGTATTAGAAAAGCAAATTTCTGCTGGAAAGTTTGGTGGAAGAAATTTTGTGCAAGAAAAAGCTATGGCACAGTTCGCATCATCTATGCGTTCTGCTGCAGCATCATTTCAAGCCGCAGCAAAAACTGCATTATTTGGAAATACCATCGGTGGAGTTGGATATGCGGCTTCACAGCTAGAAACCGCCGGTATAAGTGCAGATAAAATAGCAGCTAGTATGAAGGCATCTGCCAATGCAACCGGGCGTATGCCAACGGGTAAGATTGGAAGTGATATGGCTGTTATGGCGACACGGACTGGTGAATCAGAGGAGAGTATAGCTAATATCAATGAGGCATTTGAGCGTATGGATGGTATGACTGCCAATGTTGCTATGAATATGCAGGAAGGATTACGGACGATGGCTAAGCAAGCTAATATTAATTTGGGCGGATTAATATCGGAAATGGCAACTGCTACTAAGGATATGCTGGGGTATCAAATCAAAAGCGGATTAGCGTTGGCAAGGCAAGTAACTTTTTCTAAATCTATGGGGATTTCCTTTAACGATGTTGCAAAAGCAGGTCGGAGTATGGT